GGTATTACGTTCGGCTATGGAGTGGAGAGTTCTGCGGGGGTCAAGCCCTCGTCCTTCACGCAGTTAGACCGTATCAACAATATCGGCGGTATCTCAATGGACGTTGAGCAGATTGACGCATCAGCACTTGAAGATACGCAGACAAAATATGTAGCAGGTAGGGCTGATACAGGCGGTCAGTGGGCTGTTACAGTTAACTTCACAGACGAAACCGCAGACGAATGGGGAGATTTAATCACTGCATATAACACAGCACAGGGAAGCGGTCTTAATATGTGGTTTGAGGTTATTCTTCCTAGTCAGAGCGATGCTTTCTTTGTTATCGCGCAGCCCCCGCAGCAGCTTCCTATGCCCGAAATCGGACAGAACGAACTGCTCACGGTTGAGATTTCACTCACCGTTGTTGAGTACAAGGGTTGGAGTACCAAAGTGGCTTTTTAACACCGAACCTTGCTTCGTTGGCACTTGGTTCATTGGTATTAAGTCCAACATTCAACAAAGATGTAATTGCTTATACCACAAACTCTACCAACGTTTCCGATACGCTTTCAGTTACTACCGAGAGTTCTTCGGCAACAGTTGTAACGAAGTTGAACGGTACAACGTTTACAGGAACTACGGTTACATGGACAGGAAGTACAGATACGCTTGACATCATAGTAACCGACGGTGCGCTTACAAAGACGTACACAATTACTTGCACACATACCCCTTAAAGGTTTGTGACATATAAAGGGCGGTGGTAAAACACCGTCCTTTCCCTACAAAGGGTAGGGATAAACACAGGGAAAGGACAGGTGAATAATATGACCGCAAACAGATTTACAGTAAACAACGTTACTTATACCGCAAGACCATTCACTTACGATTTGGTTTGCGACCTTGAAGATATGGGCGTTACTTTTGAGAGAATCCAAAAGATGCCTATGTCGCTTGTCAGAGCTTACTTTGCGTTGTGTGCAGAAGTAAGCAAGGAAGAAGCTGCGGAAATCATTCAAAAGCACATGATTGCAGGTGGTCAGTTGGATGATATTGCGAAGCCGATGGCAAAGGAAATGAACGATTCGGATTTTTTTCGCGCTCTCGCCGAGAAGACGGAACAGAGTTCTACGGAGAGAAAGGGAGCGAAGAAAAGCGCGAGCGAGGAATAAATAAATATCATTCTATAAGAAAGTGGATTGAGAAAGAGTGCTTGCCGTACGCTATATCAATAGGCGTTGATTTGGGGGCATTTTGGGGCTTAACACCACGTAGCCTACACATTATAGCCCAAGGGTACGATATTGCCTTAAAACGGCATATAAACGTTCAGAACGCTATGGCACATTTGCAAGGCGTTTATATCTGCGAAGCTCTTGAATCCACTGTCGGGAATAGGCTTTCTGACAAGACAAGCAAAAAGCATAAATATCCCGATGAACCGTACGATTTGAATTTAGACGGAAAAAAAGCAGAAAGGGAACAAGAAAGTCAATTACAGTTGTTTGCGGCAAATCTTAACGCTGCGATGAACAACTTTAATCTTTCAAAAGAACAGGGGTAAGGTTTAACGCTTTACCCCTTATTTTTGTGGGTGTCTTATGGCTGATATAGATAATCTTTCGATAAAAATAGCGGCTAGTACAGGAACGGCGGTAAAGAACGTCAATAACCTTGCATCTGCACTTCAAGGACTTTCAACTGCTCTTAACTCGGTTGACCCAAGCAGGCTTAATAGTGCAGCGCAGGCAGCCAATTCTATGAGCAGTGCGGTGGCTAGTATGCAGGCTAGTAGTAGGGCGATGCAGAGTATCGCTACTAGTATGGCAAATATTGGTCAGCAAAGCGGAAGCATAAGGCAGACCACGGATGCCGCGCAAGGGCTTGCAAGTTCTATCGGACAGGCGGCACAAAATGCAGGCGGTGCGTCTAGTGCAATGCAAAGTGTTGCGAGCGCAGGTTCAGAGTGCGCAAGCTCTGTCGGAAGGTTAGCCGATGAATCCAATAGGGTATCGACAAACACCGCTTCATCCGCAAGAAACTTAAGGACGTTTGCAAAATCTTCAAAAACCGCGTCATTTCACGCAAAAGGACTTTTCAAAGAACTCACCCGCGTTAGCAAGATGCTCAAGCTCATGATAACAAGAATGGTTCTTCGCAAGGTCATACAGGGCGTTCTTGATGGATTTAAAAACCTTGCGCAGTATAGCAACACATTTAATGCTACTCTCTCACTACTTTGGAATGACTTTAGGCAGTTAGGCAATTCGATAGCGGCGGCAGTATCACCGCTTCTTAACGCACTTGCACCTGCTATTCACTATATTATTCAGTTGCTTATTCAAGCAATAGACGTGATAAATCAGTTTGTATCGGCACTCTTGGGCTTGTCATCATTCACAAGGGCAAAAACGCTTACGGATGATTACGCAAAGTCACTTGATAAGTCAAACAAGTCGGCAAAGGCTTTAAAGAAAACTGTTCTTGGGTTTGATGAACTCAATCAGCTACACGACAACTCTAGTAGCGGTGGCGGCGGGACTTCTCCTGCAAATATGTTTGAGGAGCTGCCGATAAACCCTAAAATTCTTAAATTCATTGACGATATGAAAAACGCCATTAAGGGCTTAAAGAAGTATTGGGATGAATTTATGAAGGGCTTTAAAAAGGGTCTCGGAAACGATTGGCGTGATAAAGTCGCAATGATTGTCGATGGAGCAAAGCGTATAGGCAAGGCTCTTGCAGACATTCTTAACGATTCCGAGGTTGTGGCAGCCCGCGAAAGATTTTACATGAACTTCTCAAGGATGCTTGGGGCATTAGCGGGAACGGCAGTACGCGTAGGTCTTAATATCGGTGCAAACCTTGCACAAGGTATAGCAAACTCACTCGAACAGAAAGCACCCGAACTCAAGAAATTCCTAGTCGATGTAATGGACGTAGGAAGTAGTATAAGCAATCAGATTGAGGAATTTGCTTATGCTATCGGCAATATCTCGGATGTGCTTGTAGGCGGCAACGCAATCGAACTCACAACGCAGCTTTCTAACATTTTCCTTGAAGCATATATGCTTATCGAAGAAAGCGCGGCTCATACGGGAGAAGCGATTGTTGAACTGCTTACGAAACCGATTATTGATAATCAAGACAGTATCAAAGAAGCACTTGACAACGCTTTCGGTAATGCAGCTAATTTTGCAAAAGTTCTTGATGAAGCACTTAAAGACATTCGGGAAGTTTGTAAAGAGACTTGGGAGCAGTATTTAAAGCCGACCATAGACAACATTACGCAGGCTATAAGCGATGTGGTAGCCGTTGTCGTGGAGAATTGGAATAAATATATCTCTCCTATCTTTGACAAACTTGCAAATGACTTCGGTGAGATATGGAGACAGGATTTAAAACCTATATTCTCCGACCTTATGACCATTATAGGCGCGGTTGGTGAGTTGATAAGTTGGCTTTTAAAGACCGTTATAAAACCACTTCTAACATATCTGACTAACGTATTTAGCCCCGTTGCAAGGGCAAGCATAGAAGTTTTGTTAAATTCTGTGAAGTCGGCAGTAAAGTTTGTCAGCTTGGCAATCGGGTCTGTTATGGACGTTCTAGCGTCTTTGATTAGATTCTTGCATACAGGATTCACGCAGGGGTGGCATGAAGCTTGGCAGGGACTTTTAAGTGATTTCAACAAGATTGCAGATGGGATTGCTGATAAAGCCAAGAGTGTTCTTAACACCATAATTGATAGCATAAATTCACTTATGCGTGGTGCAATCACAATGGGCGACAACGTTGTGAATATGCTTAACAAAATTCCTGGAGTTAGCATACCTACTGTCGGAAGCAAAGTACCGCAGATTCCTAGACTTGCGACAGGTGGAATTGTAGAGGATGGCTTATTCATGGCTAACCATAACGAGCTTATAGGTGGTTTCGCAAACGGTAAGACCGCAGTAGCAAACAACGAGCAGATAACACAAGGCATAGCGCAGGCGGTATTCAACGCAATGATGAGCGCAAATGCAAACGGTGGTGGCGAACGTTACATCAACAACACAATCTACATTGACGATGTAGCGGTAGCAAGAGCCGTAACAAAAGGACAGGACAAACTTAATCGCAGGTATTCCCCTACCATGGCGTGAAAGTTTTGATACTTTCTAACTTCATTTGTAACAGGGGGCGTTCTTACGGGAGCGTCCCCACTCCTTCAAAGGTGAACTAAATGGCTTTACATTTTCCATTCAAAGTAAACGGTACAGATTGCCCAACCCCTAGTGAGTTTGGGTGGTCATTACAGGATGTTTCGGCGGCAGATTCGGGAAGAACCCAAGATGCCGTGATGCACAAAAACAGGGTTGCAACCAAAGAGAAGATACAACTTTCTTGGAACGCGCCCAAGCCCGATAAAGCAGCGCAGATATTGCAAATGTTTACGGCAGAATACTTCGATGTGACATACCGTTGTCCTTTGACAAATACGGTAGTTACCAAGACCTTCTACCGAGGTGACGCAAGTGCTAACACCTATTGGTGGGCAAACAACGGACTTTTTGAAAAGATTTCATTCAATATCATTGAGAGATAACAAATGATTCCTACTAGTGCAGACTACAAAAGAGAACTCATAAAGGGCAATAGAAACTACGTAATAAAGGTTGATGTAACACTTGCAGGTAGTTCTGTTCCCGATTTTACACTTACAAACGAGCATATATGGGACGGTGGCATAACGCTTGATAACGCCATTTCATCGGATTCATCGTTTGATTTAGGTTCGGCTATCGTTGGTAGTCTGAAAGTTGTGATAAACAACATTAGCGGGGACTATTCACTATATGACTTCTACAACGCAACGTTGGTACTTTACCTTGGCGTAGATGGTGACGTTGACGAGAACAACATACAAAGATATTACCGCATAGGCTTTTATGTGGTCGATGTGCCGACATATAACGGTTCACTGATTACGCTTGATTGCCTTGATAACATGATTTGGTTTGACACGCCGTTTAAGGACGTTACGGGTATTACATATCCTGCAACGGCAGGTACGGTTGTGCAGGCTATCTGCGACCATGTAGGCGTAACGCTTGGTACTGCCACATTCCCCAACTATGAGGAAGATGCGACCAAGGTTTTAGCTGCGCCCGAACAGGATTTGAGTTGCCGTGACGTATTGCAGTATATAGCGCAAATGTGTTGTTGCTACTGCAAGATTAACACGGCAGGCGCGTTAGTCCTTAAGTGGTATGACAAAACCGCTATCACAGGCATGATTGACTATGATGGCGGTACGTATAGCACAACTACAACCCCGTATTCCGATGGTTGTGAACTTGATGGTGGACATTTCCATTATGGTGGCGATACCGCAGAAGGTGGCTTGTTCACTGACTTGGGTGACAGGGTATTCATTTCAAGCAACTTTGACGTAAATGTATCGACAGATAGCGTCATGGTAACGGGATGCCGTGTAAGAAATAATGCTTCCAATGAATCGGCATACGATGTAGCTTGGGTAGATTCAACGCTTGAGCAGAACTATGAAAGATACCTGCTTGTAATTGATGATAACCCGTTTATCCTTACGGAAAGTAAAGCAACCGCAATCGCAAATATCGTAGGTCAGACGCTTGCAGGATTGCCGATAAGAGGATTTACGGCAACTTCCCTGTCCGACTTCTCATACGAAACAGGCGATATGGCAACGGTTATTGATTTTAGAGGTAATCGTTACTACACATGGTTGACGCACTTCACATTCACAACCAACAATTCAGAATCCTTTAGTTGTGGCGTTGAAAGCCTTAAAAAGAGGGGCGAGCAACGCTTTTCTACGCTTGCAGACACAATCGAAAAGTCAAAGGTTGCGCTTACCGCCTACGATAAAGCCGTTAAAGCTATGAATACGCTAGCGGTTAATGCGATAGGTTATAGAGAATACTACTATCCTAGTGAAGCAACCGCGCTCGATAGCCGTGTTACATACCGATACAACGGAACTACGATTGATACAACAAATCCGAGCAATCCTAAATTCCCGAACTCAAGCGTTGTTTTCAAGATAAGCGGGGATGGCGTGTTTGTTTCAACAAGCAAGGATTCACAGGGCTATCAGATATACACAAACGGATATGACGCAAACAGTGGTACGGCAATTCTTACGCTTTTGTATGTCCAAGGCTTAAACGCGAAGTGGATAAAAGCAGGCTCAATAGATGCAAGCGTTATAGGCGTTACTAACCTTAATGCAAGCAATATATCATCGGGAACGTTAAATGCGGCGCGTATAGGTGCTAGTTCCATAACCTCGGACAAAATAAATGTTAACACGCTTGAAAGTTTAAGTGCAAATATCGGACCTTGGACGATAAACGCACAAGGTTTTACTAACGGTTCTGACGCATGGGTAAAGCCTACGGAAATATCTTGTGGTCAATACGGTGGCACGTTAATTGGCATGAGGGGTAAATCTAGCCCCGACCACACGGGCTTTTTAGAGATTGGTG